CAGATACAGCTCTCACTCGGAGGGTCAGTGCAGTTATTGCCGGAAAGATAAAGACCGGCAATAGTAGGAAGGAGCTTCGCTCCATAATTAGAGGCGGTAACCCCCACGGGGGGAGCCGCCAATGTTGTTTCGCTTATTGGTTTTTTTCGCTGTGCGAGTAAATAAGCGTTTAGACTTGCGCTTAGACATACGTCTGCGTTTCATAAATAGATCTCCGATAGATAGAACGATTAACGTTTTTTATAAATATTGAAGAACTCGTCGCCATAAGGCGTCCATTTTTCCCCTTTCTGAAGATCCTTCCGGAGAGGGGGATACGCCTTAGGTTTTTGAGCCGAGTCACCCAATTTACCCGGGAAGGGTTTGTCCAAGTAATCCTTGAGACTCCATCCAGAATTGGGCTCCGAGTTACCGTTGAAGAAGCCGCCCATGGCTCCCCACTCAGGGGGGAGGCCAACCATTTTGGCGGCATTTGCACCTTGCATGACGGTGCGATAGAGAGGGTTGTCATCATACCATCGCATCGTGTCCGTAGCGAGCCGAGCTTGAAATTTCGCCTGAGGAACTTGCGAAGCAACAAGAGCAGATGAGACACCCTTCGATAAACCATCGGCCAGACCGGTGGTTTGAGCCAGGCTCCCGCCTGGCGTAGAGGCGCCCGATCCACCTGCGGACAGGATAGGATTAAGACCGGCGGCCCTGAGATCAGCGACTTCACGCTGATGCGCAGTGTTACTCATCTGAGCTTGCCACTTGCGATTATACGTGGCTTCGTCCGATTGTTGTTTGGCCTGAAAGGCACTCGAAGCGAGTCCCAAGGCACCACCAACGATTCCACTTCCAGCATTGCTGATAGATTTAAAAGTATCCTTGAAAAATCCCATGAGATCCCTCCTAGAAGTGGTCAATCATACCAGGCACACTGTATACTGGCATTGGCCGCGTGCAGTAATACTCGAAATAGTTATCCATCAGCAGCTCGGGTTCAGAAGTGACAGCCACCACACGAGAGATCGGTGGAGCTTCTTCGATGAACGCTTTGTTGAGAACCGGCCGCGTGAGAAAATCCTGGGCAAGGTGATACATGTCCAGGCTGGCTGCAGCAGCAGAACGGAACACGCCTGTGATTTGACTGTTTTTGTACCGCAGTTCAGCCCAACGTTCTTGATAGCCAAACACGTCATCATCAGCAGAAGTCCCATCGCAATAGATTTCTTTCGAGAGGACCTCTTGTTCACCAAGATTTGCCAAGGCAGGCCAATAATAATCATACTTGGTTTGACGTGTCCACATGCGATCATAACATTGCTGATAAGTCAAATCGGCTTTGAGATTTACCAAACCGATGATCACACAATGTTCCACAAACGACTTCGAGAATCCAATACCAGCTTGCTGAGCAAAAGCATAAGCGGCAAGTTTGCCTTGCTCTGTCGTGTTGGTTTCAGAGGTTTGCGGGACAGGATTCACATTAATTCTGGTCGTTCCCCCTCCAAGATATTCGCTTCTCTGCAGCCGAAAATCGGGTGAAGTAACCTGAAAATGCGACTTGATCAATTCGACGTAACGAGTACCGCCCCTGGCGTCACGTTCAAGCATCTTCTGTAATTGGAAAGCTTCTCTCAGAGAGTTGATTGTTGCTGCAGTAGCCGAAGATAAATCAGCTTCCAAAGACCCAACAGGGTCAAAATTCATGCCAGAAGCACCTGTAGAACCTTGCACCAATCCAGTAGTGTTCGCAGTTTGAACATTTCCAGCCGCAGTATAAACACCCCCGGAACTGGAATAATGGCCAACCCAAGAGAATCCATTGTCATTATAAACCACAGGCGCAGTCTCACCCAAAGGCAGATCGACTTCATCTCCTTTCTGAGGCCAGGGAAGGCAAGAGGTAAAATAATCACGACGTTTGCCCCGTCGATGCAGGCCATAATTACTCATGGTATCAGGACCGTCACCTGTATCCAATTGTGGATGGTCGATTAAATTTTCATCCCGAAACCAATCATGGTAGATTTTGTTATATCCACGCCAATGCAACGCGTTCGGAGTGATCGTATCAACACCAATCGGGAGACCCAAGTAATCGCCCAAGTGACCCTCAGGGATACCCCCGGCAGTAATAGTCATTTGAGGCACGGTGTAATCCGTGCTATCGCCAGGGGCGTCCTGCTCACCCATAAAACGTTGCCAATTGGTCCAAAGCAATCTGTTTGGCACTGCAAAGAAGAAGTAATCGAGACTCAGGTTGTCCATATAAGGGACCAGAGGCGTAGCCAGCCTGGCGACAGTGCTCACCTTACAAGTAAACGTGTCTCCAGGATAACACTCGTCAACCAAGACCGGATAAAGAAAGGCACCGTCTATACTGGTTTTAAATGAATGACTGCGGTCAAAAGTGGACCGCATAATTTCGGCACGGGGAACGTTCTCAAACCTGTTCCCCATGTGACTTTTGTTTCTCATACTCATAACAACTCCAATGTTAAACTGGGGGAAGTGTCACTTAGACAGTTGGGAACAAGTACCAACTGTCTTTACGGTGCCTCAGAAGGCACCACAGGCTCCACAGCCGGCGGTGGAGCCTCTTCTTCTTGTTTGACCGGCCTGGCCACCAAACCGAGTTCAATAGCCTCAGCCTCATTCTGCGGATCAGAGAGAAAGCCTAGCAATTCGCCAGGATCATTACCAAAGCGCCTACGGATTTCCGCCGGCAGCTCAAGGAATCGACTTCTCGCCTCAATAACCGCGTTTTGTGCAGTATGAAAATCGCTCACACCAGTAAAATCACCGTAAATCGGCTGCCTTTCAGTTATAGGAATCATTTGGCCCTTGCGAGCCTTCGCCATGATTGTGTTTATGTTGCATTTCTTCCGGTGGCTCTGTTCCGTCATGGATTTCGCATCTAAACTGACGCCCACACGGTAAGACCCATTCTCCCTTAGAGTTCTGGTCGATACCATTGCATTGACTCCTCAAAATAAATTGCAATAATTTGACAAACAACGACAAACATTTAACAAACTTGATGTTACTTCTCCTTCAATTCAGGATTCAAACAAGCTTCGACACTGCAAATAAAGGCCGGTTTCGCCTCAGGTTTAAGCATACCACTGCCATCATCAAAGGCGCCCAGGTGCATCAGCTGGTAATCCTCTGGGAACTGGGACACCTGGTGCTGTGGCTGCGATCGCTTGATCCTCTCGACACCACGCATCGCGTCAGGAACATTGTGAAAGTACATCGGGGGTAGGTAAAACTTGGTTTTTACGTCATAGAACGAGTAACATTGAATAATCATTTCTCATAGCTCCTTTTTGCACGTTTTAAATTTGCTTTAGCACACTTCTCCATCTGGAGAAGGCGCTCCGGACTGGCCTGTTTTGCGATAGCGACCTCCTTTCGTTTTGCTTTGATTTCTTTCATATCACATGGCGAGAATTGATCATACACCGAATCATAGTAACGCGGAACCTTAAACTTCTTGCCTTTAGACGTGCAGAAGTCTTTCGGGTAGACATCGCCGGTATTCTCCATAAGGAAACCATGGCCGATCCCTGGCCGGCGGCTCATTGTCGTGTATTCCGGTTCGACGCACACCAGCTCCCCTGTTTCGGGGTCCTCGTGCGTGTAATGCTCTTGAGCATCTTCACCATTGATTTTCTTGTGAATGTAACCAGCAACGTAAGCGGCAGAATCAGTAGTGACAGAACCAGTAGTGCAGAAACCAAGCTTTGCATAGTACCGACCGTCACGCTCAAAAAGAGTGTCCTCATCATAATAGCGGCAGTCATAGGCGTCGATTTCCTTTGACCACAGCTCATCGAGTTGTTCTGACACATATAGCGGAATTCCTTTTACGATTTTCCAGAGGATTTTATCATCAAAGTCAAAGTTAAAGAGGCACGCATGGTGGTGCGGACGGTTGAATTCTTCACCATATTCTCCGCAGTGAAAATATCGGATCGGAAAATGGACACCGTACGGTTGCAAGATTTCGCCAGTGGTCTGGTCGACCTTGGCAGGAATGTCCACGGCATCCTTGCCAGAGAAATGCTTGCGGAGACGCTTCATAAATAGCTGGAAATCACGCTTGACCAGGGACCTGTCACGGTCCATATTTTCCTCATTGAAGGTCAGCGTAATGAAAGCGTTTTCCGAGTATAGCGATGCTTCGTGGACACAGCGTATGGCCCATTCTTTAGTACGGGCAATTCGGCAGCCAACACACTGGCCGCACGGTAACTTGAGCCACTCCGCAGTCGGGTGTTTTGGGACGTCTCGTTCTGCGACGATTACGATTTTTTGTTTTCCCGTGTCCGTGAGTAACGAGGGATGGCGATAAGCATTGATCGGATGATAGCATGGCATGTGATCCTTTCTGCATATATGGCATCGGGGGCAGGGGGGTAAAGCCCCTGG